GTTTTCTTTCTTCTGCTTTATATTTAAGAGCTTCTTTAGCACCCACATCTAATTTATCTTTTATTGTTCCTGGAGTTCCAATAGCTTTAGAAAGTAGTAAAGCTTTTTCACCTTTGCTCATTCCAGTATTTTTTAATAAGTCTTTAAGAATATCTACTTCATCACTAATTGCATCTTTCATAGAAAGTTCACTTGTTAAAATATCTTCTTTGTTTGCACCTGTACCTGCACCCGTAGTATCTATTTCAGTTTCTTTTACATCATAAGAAACTCCACGTCCTGGTCTTACTACACCAGTTACTGCGGTATCTTTTAAATCATCAGAGTCTGATGTTATTTTAATGTCTTCAATATTTTCAACAACCTTTGGACCTTCACTAGTCATGAAAGTAGTGCTACCTGTACTGCCACCTGGTGTTAAAAACTCAAAACCTGTTCTATCAGAAAAGAAGGGTGAATCTGGTTTTAAAAAAGGTGAAACAAAATTAGGATCTGTGTATCTTGGTCCTAATACTAATTGCGCAAGACCACTAGGTTCATTACTTGCTCTATCAGCTCTCATTTTTTTTAGGTATTCTTGATAACCAGTATTATCGCCTTGGCCTACACCAAAGTTAGGAAAACCCATGTTAGCTTTTACTCTAGGTGTAAGTTGTCCTATACCAGTTGATCCGCCTCTTCTAAAGGATGGTCTTTTAAAATACATTATTTAACCTCCAAAAATACTTCCTAAACCATAAGCACTTAATCCAGCAGATAACGCTTGTGATAATGGTCCAACAGTTTCTGCTCCACCCAAAGTAGTTGTAGTTGTAGTTGTTGGTGCTCCACTTACTTGAGCTGCTATCCCTGATCCAAAAGCATTAAGTCTACTTAATGGTTCATTGTACGCTAATTGTGCTCTTTGTTGTGCTGCATCTAATTGTGCTTGTTGGTAAGCTAAGTTTCCTGTACCGGCTGCACCTAATTGTTGTACACCTGAAGCCGCTAATGATGGTTGTAGTGATGCTAAATTTCTTTGCTGATCAAATGCATTTTGTGCTAATTGATTTGCTTGAGTGAAACCTTGACCTAATAATTTTGCTTGTAGTAAAGCTCTATTTTGTGCAGCATCAGATGCATACTGAGCTTGAGCCACACCTTCTCTACCTCCCCCAAAAGCTCCAGCGTTGATAGCGTTCGCTGCAAGTTGTGGCACACCTTGTGCGGTCTGAGTATCAAATTCTTGTAGAGTAGTATCTATTACTTGTTGTTGATAAGGGGACATAAAAGATTGAAAAGCTTGTGGACCTGAATAAGCTGCTGCTTGATCTAAGAAAGGTTGGTATCCCGCAACTCCTGTTCCAGCACCCACACCTGTAACAGCTCCATCTGCTCCAAAACTTAATTGACCTAACCCCGCTTGAGTCGCTGCTTGTTGTTGAGCAGCTTGAGTTAAAACGTTTTGACCTGCAATCTGTGGTCCAAGTTCCCCTAAAGTTGGTACACCAGCAGTGCCTGGAGCTCTGCCAACTTGTTGTGTTAATAAATCAATATAATTTTCTTGAGCGCCTTCAATATACGGAGCTCGTCTAGTATATGTAGTTGTATCTGCCATTATGCTTTACCTACTTGTTCTGCTTTTTTCATCGTGTTATATAATTTCTTGGATCCTTCTTCAACGCTGCCATTACCTATACCACGTACAGCATCAGCAGTCATTACAAATTCATTTTTAGATAACATAGCGGGTACATCATCGGCTCTTTCTTTAATACCGACTGGTACAAAACCACCTTCATCTCTGTAGTCTCTTTCAACTACACCAGCATTATTTTTTCTAATCTTACCTGTTGGTATATCACTTATACCACCCACTGATCTAAATGTTTTACCTGTTAATTGAAATATCTCTGCTTCAATGTCAGATACATCTTCTCCTTGACTAATTTTTTCATCTCTTAAAATTAATAGTTCTGATACTCTGTTAGCACCTTTAGCGTAACCTATTCTTCCGCCGTCTTTTTGTCCTTTACCAAGACCCATAATAGCAATTTCTTTTAATACTGCTGCATCTTCTGGATATCTACCAGGGTTACTTAATATTCTGTATAGGTTAGGCATAGTATAAGATCTATCTGCTCCACCTGATCCACCTAATCTTCTAAACAAATATGATTTTTCTGCTCTACTAAAATTAATACCTGCAGCCATCATCATATCTTCCATGTCTTCATCGTCACCTGCTTCAACGTCGATTGACATAATACCTATTTCCGACTCACCTTCTTTTGGTGAACCAAATTTTCTATCTACTCTTTTAATGTTAGCACCAAATCCTGTAGTAGTATCCATAAACATTCCAGGCATTGATTCGTAATCAGATTTTTTAACTCTTACTGGACCCTCTTCAGTCATGATTATAATCATTTCCTCACCATCTTGTTCAGGCATAATCTCCTCCAGTAATTGTGTTTTAATCATTTCGTTAGCACCAGACTCGAATCCTATTCTGCCACCGTCTTTTTTACCACCAAAGAAATTTTGTAAGTAACCTGCATACTCTTCTTTTTTTTCATCTGCTTGTGCTTGGTTATACTCTTCTTCTGTTAGATCAACCCCTTGATCTTTAGCTAAAGCTAAAGCCTCCGCATAAGATGCTGCAGCGGTTACTGCTGCTAATACTGCATTTTTGTCAAGCTTACCATCTGTGTAAAACAAAGCCTTACTTCCTCTTTTTAAAAGATCAAATGCTGCATTTGTTTTTTGTGTTGGAGATGTATCAAAACTTACAATGGACTTAAATGAATCCATTGCAGATCCTCCAGAAGATACAACATCATCGCTAATAGATAAAACATCAGGTTTTGGTTTAGGTATTGTAGTATCAATACCTTGAACTTCTCCAATTGGTTCTCCTAATTTAAATCCTGTTTGAGCTCCAAAAGGAGAACTAAATCCTGCTTTAAATCCTTCTAATCCACCTCTAAATGCTCCGCCATCTGCAGCAAAAGGATTGCCTTGAAATCCTGCACCGCCTGCGTATCTTGCAGCTTGGCCAAGTCCATAATTTAAAGCAGCAGATTTTAAAGAGTCTCCAAGACGTCCTGATTTATCAAAACTACCAAGTCCTGACATTGCTGCTGCAACTGCCGGGTTGAATGGTGCAACGAATGGTGCTGCTTTTGTTGCAATTTCTGCTACTTCATTGGGTATAATTTTTCTAACAAACTTTTTAAGTTTACTACCTAAGCCAAATTTCTCTCTAGGTGCAACTTGCATTATTCCACCGTCTGCTTGTAATTGTCTGTTCATTAAAGATCTAGATATCGCCATAATTTAAATATATTTATACTGTTAAGCAGGCGTAGAAATCCTGTAAAAGTTGTACTTTATTTGATTTTTTTAGACTCGTCAACTGCTTTGACAGGCTTTGTTGCTTGTTCTAAATCATCTCTAAAACGACCACAATAAGAGTATTCTCCTATATGTGTTATGTACTCATTTATATAGGCGTATACCTTACCTCCTATATCTGCCCACCTTTGACAGAATCCAAAGTCTTCTCCAAAGTAACGTTTAGTAACAGGGTCATGAAGTGTATCAAATAAATTGTACATATTTTCTTTTTTCTCTTCTTTACCATTAATATTGGTTGGTTGAAATATTTCTAAATGAGGATATTCTTTAATCATTTTTTCAAGCACTTCTCTTTTAATTAACATACATCCAGTAGGTGCATGAGTTATCTCCATAAGTCCTCGGTCCACGGTTATTGAATTAGGATCCTCTATTTTAACTGGAAAGGTAAAACCCGCTTTAGCTAAATCATTAGCGTCAGTAACTGCATTTTCTTTTAAATTAAGTCTTCTCCATATTTTATCCCAACTCAGTATTTTCATAGGGTAAGGAACACTAATTATATCTTTGTCAAAATCTAACATTTTAAAAATAGTTTCAGAGTTAAAATCAATATCAGAATCAATAAATAAAAGATGGGTATAGTTATCTTCATGACTTAACATCTCAGCAACACATAAATTTCTGCCTTGTGTAACGAGAGATGATTTCAATAACGTAAAACTAACTTGTATTTTTTTAGCCCAACATGCTTGTTGAAATTTTAAAACAGCTTGACAATAATGCATACTAACATCACTATGACATGGAGTACATACCATTACTTTATAAGGAGATTGTTCCCCTATATTTATTTCTGTAACATTTTCTGAATCTACTTTATTAGTTTTAATTGTTTGATAAGTATCTTCGTTAGGCGTTACTGCTTTATCTGTATTAAACCATATAGGTTCATTTGGCTTTGACATTAATTGCTCCTTGTAAAAAGTTAGTCCATGAAGCAGCTTGTTTATTCCAAGAATAATAAAACTGTGTATAGCTAGCTTGTGTGGTTAAATGGTCTTGTATTACTTTTTCATGAAGTGTTTGAGCTGCAGCGTCAATTCCATAAGCAAATTTTTCAGATAAAGCTTTGTAGTTATTGTCATAAGGAACATACATTGGAAACTCTGCGCCTGTTTCAAAAAGAGCTCCATAGTTTGTTACAATACTATACAATCCAGCAGACATTGCTTCTAATAAAGATATGCATGAAGTTTCTTCAAATATACTTGGATACACATACATATTGTAATTTTTTATATTTTCTCTAATATATTCATTTGGTTTATAACCAATATAATTTACATTAGGTAAAGACTCTGCTTGATCGTAAAGAGCTTTGTAATCTTTATCATTTTTATTCATAAAATCTTTGCCATAAACTTCACAAGATGAATATACATCTAAAGTAATTAATGGGTTTTTAACTAGCTGCATTGCACCTAACAAAACAGATAAGCCTCTCCAAGGAGTGTTTTGATGTATAATTTTTATAGGTTGTCCTTTTTGATAAGGTTTTGACTGTTCTATTTTATCTACACCATTTTTTATAACAATACATTTTTCGGTAGGTAAACCAAACATCATTCTAAATTTTTCATGGTTCCAATGACTATTAAATACATACCAATCGTATCTATGATGATTAGCTTTATTTTTAAACCAAGGATATAAATTAGGTTGATCGTAAGAATTTTTTTGCCAAAGTATATTTACTTTGTTGGGATCTAGTGGAATTTTACCTGGTATTGAAGTACAAATTTGAACTTGATTTAATAATTTTTTATCTACGTATTTATTTAAAAATTCTAATTGTAATTCAGTTCCACCTTTAGGTGTTTGATTTCTTATTTTCATTCATTACTTTCTGTAGTATGTTTAAGCCTTTAGGTGATACTACCACTGTAAGATCTTGTGCAATATGATCTGCAATTGTCTCAGTGTTAGGATCAGCTATATCAGCATCTTTCTCTGATTCATCTTTATATACTTTATTAGTTCTAGTATTTCTTAGAACTATTGTTGTTGTACAATCAATTTTTAATATATCATCATCCATTCTGTTGTGACCTGTCTATTAAAGCATAACTTATCAGGCCTTGTATCTTACTACTGCCTGTAGCTGCTTGTACAGTTATAGCATCACCTGCTTCTAAATTCAAGCCTTGAGGTGAAGCATTTACTTGCGACTTAGCTGCTACGTCATCTCTAAAAAATTCATACTCAGTGCTAGAATCTGATGAGTCAACAAAATTCATGTTTACTACAATAGCTGAAGATGCATCATTGTTTGCACAATAAACACTTTTTACTATTATAGTTGCATCAGTAGGGCAGGTAAGCACCGTTGCTTTAGCTGTATCAGCTTGTTTAAAACCTTGATTTTTATACTGTATTGTCATGATAGAAAGTAAGTATATGCATCCATTTCTTCTTTCAAGTCATTTTGAAAAGAAAAATTAAGTTGGTTTTGTAATGTAGTTAAAGACTCAAGTATTTGTCTTTGATTTTCAGGGCTGTATTCCGGTTGGGGTTCAGGTATGTAATTAGTTATTTTAGCCATTATCTTCTTCCATCTGGTTTTGCATCTAATCTAAAAGTTCCATAACGCCAAGTTTCTCCGACTGCATCGTTTTCTATTTTAAGTGCCACTAATCTTCCTCGTGCCCGCGTATTTACTTTGTCGGTAGTTGAAGTAATGGTAAATGGTCCAAGAGGTGAACTAGAGGCAGTGTTGTTAGGATAATCATTTATAAGCAAAGTAATTTTAGAATTACCTTCTAACAGTTGAAAGTCTGGAATAAATCTTTTAACTGACATAATAAATTCTCCATCTCCAGCTAGATTAGCAATATTATTAGAGTTAGTAATATCAAAATCACCTGATTGTATAAAGGCATCAATTGACGTTGTACCTGAACTATTAACTTGATCTACTCCTTTTTCATGTTCGTAGTAAGTAGAAGCTCCATAAGTGTTTGTAATACCCTGGATAGGAAAATTAGGTAGCCCTGTTTTATTATACTCAGTTGCAAAAGGTAATTCAAAAACACCTTGATCTATGTAACTAGTTCTTGCAAGCGAACTTGTAGCCCAAACATTTTCTGTGTAATTATAAGTAACACACCTATCTATTTGAGTAGAATTTGCTGAAGGGTAGAACCAATTAATTTCAGTGTATAAAGAATTATGCTCTGCATAAACTAATTGATTTGATGTGTAATTAATTCCTATATGATCTCCATTAGTTGTAAATACAAAGTCTTCTACTAAACAAGGTATACTTTTTACAGTACCATCATAAACAAAAAAACCACCTTCACCCGACATCCAGAATACTTTACCATCGGAATAACTTAATGCGTTCTGTCCAATCAATCCACAATTAGTACCAACTTGTCTTACAGAAAAAGTAAATGGTGGACCAACAAATTGAATTACATATGCTGAAGTATCTGTTAAAACTAAAGTATAATCTTTACCAGAAACAGCTCCAATAATTTCATTACCTTTATCAACTCTAAAAGTACCTGCAGTATTGGTAGATGTTGGCTGATAGGTATTAAAATCTTCTTGATTAGAAAATCTTATAAACATAGGGTCTTGAGTCGAAGTATCTCCAATAGTTGTTTCTGTTCCAAAATGAAACACGTGTCTATCTCTATCTGATACTTGAGTTAATCTTGATTTAGTAGGAGCGCCTGTCATTACTGTAGCTCTATTATTTGTTGGAGAAGCTGCCCCTGCATCCCAAGTAAATGTTTTACTATTTCCAATAGTTGCAACTAATATTTGACCAAAGTTATCTAACGACCATAAACCTGGATCTAGAATTACATTAGTGGTTGCTCTAGGTGTGTTCCATGTACTAGCGCTCCATGTAGAAGTACCCCAACCAAAACCACCGGTTTGAAAAGTAGGACCAACAATTTCATAAGGATTAATTGTTGCTGATCCAGTGCCGGATGTAGTTCCAGCTGAATTAGAAGGCATTGTAATATCAAAACTATTTGCTGTTTTATTTAAAACTTCAAAAGTATTATCTGTGAAAGCAGAAGTAGCATAACCCGATCCGGTTGGAACTGTAACCGCAGTAAATGTTACATACCTACCATTAAGTAATCCATGCGCTGTTTTATTAACAGTAACTGTTGCAGATCCTGAATTTGCATCAAAGGTAGCTCCAGTAATTGCTGTAGCTAAAGGACTGATGTCATAAAATCTATTATTAGAATATAAAAATAAACCTTGAGACGTACCAATTGCTACGTATTTTTCTCCAGCAATACTAGTAAATGCATGTTGTGCTCTTGCTACTCCAGGTAAAGTTAAATTACTTGAGGTTAATTGAGACCAGCCTCCTATTTTTTCAGGTAAACCATATCTAAATCTAACAAAGTCTCCGTCAATCCATTGTGATTCAGCTCCAGACTCAGTAACTTGTTTATCAAAACCTGGTTTAAAATTAAGCTTTTGTAACATATTTTATCCTTATTATAAAAGAAACAAGGGTAGATATATCACGTTCTAAACCAACTTGGAAGTCCTAAATGTGGGCGTCCATCAAACATATTCTTCTTCGCCCCTGGTGTTTTACGATTATTATAATGTAAAAAAACTTGAACACATTCTTTACCTTTAAGTTTATTTCTCCAGTGCTCTAATTGACAACCAGAGTACACTAACATATCTCCTGGTTTTAAATCTACTTTAACACCTTTCTTACCTGTTTCTCCAGATGGTTCTAAGTATATAGGCCAAGGGTCCCCACCAAGATTCATAGTAGTAGATATTTCACAACTAAATCTATCTTTGTGTCTTTTTAATACATCACCTTTTTTATATACCCTAGCATATGTATATGCTGGATATAATTTTAATCCAGTTGCTTTTTCCATAGCTGGTTGACATTTAAGTAATAAAGTTTCCATTGCACTGTCAGAATAACAACAATAAGTATTTGGTATCTGTTCATTATCTTTCTCATAAAAACCTAACATTGTTTCAAAGGGTGAAATATATTTTTCTTTTAAGCAAGTATCATAAACTTGTTTTTTCATTAACAAATAGTTCATACAAAAAGTTGCTAAATCTTTTGAGATAGCTTGACGAATAACTGTGTATTTGTTTTTTTTAAAGTCCATTAAAAATAATTAAAGTTGATTATAATTCTATTATTACAATTTGTAGAATTTGTTCCATAGTGTTCTTTATCAGAATCAAATAAAACCATTCTATTACTTTTGCTTTCTACTTTTTTATCTCCTATTATCGTGTAACCATTATTATCATTTAAATAATATATTGCAATTTTACATTTAAAATTTTGATCGTAGTGTTTATCAGACTTAATTAATTTATGACTTATAGGAGTTAAATTAGCTTTTACTCTAATTAAAGATAAAGGTTTTAATTTTTTTATTATAGGATCTAAGTGATCAAACTTATTAGAATTAACTTTATCATTGTTATAAAATATATGCACAAACTGATACTCAAATAATTTTGGATCAGAAGTAGGTTGCCAGGTTTTATTATGATTATAGTACCAAGGAAAATAAGTTGATTCCATGTTATTTTTTAAAAGATTATATTCTTCAGTAGATAAATAATTATCTTTTATTTTAACCATTTCTAGCCATTTCTTTTGGTACTGCTTGTATGTTCCAATGTATAAATCTAAAAGGTTTAACCCCATGATCTACAACAAATTCGTGTTCTAAATAACCTGGAAATATAATTAATGTTCCAGGCAACGGTCTAACATCTATCAAATCATTACCGGGCCATATTCCTTTTAAATCTTTTTTCATTTTTAATTTCGTAGCTCTAGCTCCAGTACGTGGCTCATGAAATACAGGATAAGAAGTTTTGTCACTACACTTTAAAAAATAAAAACCTGATACATGTTGATTCCAATGTACGTGTGCTGAATGATGACCGCCACCTTTTTTAGCAAACTCTTGCACCCATAGCTCACTAAACATAGTTGTGTATTGTGACATATCATAACCTTGGTGATCTAAATACTCCCAAGATTTTTGACCAACATAGTTTCTTAAATCAATAAAA